AAGCAGTCTCTCGATTACTATCTTGGCCTAAATTATCTCTGCAATGAGTGCTCCGGCCGAGGATTTAAAACCCACCTCGACAAAACCGGCATGCTGCAGCATTCATGTGAAGCTTGCAATTCAACCGGCATCAAACCCGTCAAAACCGACCAGCGCATCATCAAGTATGTCCAGGATATGATCGACACCCTGGAAGATATGGAAACCGTCGCTTGCAATGTCGCACGAAAAAAATGTTCTAATTACGTGAAGTTGTGACGACGACTGCCGCGCGCGCATCGAACCCGCGCGCCGCCAACGATCAAAAAATACTTGTGCTACACAAAAATATCAGTTACATTGCAACCACTGCGTCTCCCGCACAACGGCCGGAACGCATAATTTAAGCGCAAGCGGGGCACCGTCTTACCTTAGACGCTACACTTGATTACTAAACTCGCCTTAATTTTCTTAAAGCCGATTATATAGTGGCTTTTTTATATTCATCTTACCGGCACCGGAAAATGAAAATCGTCCAAGTTTCAATCGACAAGCTAATCCCTTACGCGCGCAATTCAAGAACCCATTCAGACGAGCAAACGGCGCAAATCGCTGCCAGTATTCAAGAGTTCGGATTTACCAACCCCATCCTGATTGACGGCAAGAACGGAATTATCGCTGGGCACGGCCGCGTTTTAGCTGCTCGGAAGCTGAACCTGACCGAAGTACCGTGCATTGAACTGTCAGGCATGACCGAAGTTCAAAAGCGCGCCTATATAATTGCGGACAACAAGCTGGCGCTCAACTCAGGCTGGGACAACGAAATGCTCGCGCTCGAGATGACCGATCTGACCGACGCCGGCTTCGACCTGTCGCTCACCGGATTCTCAGACGAAGAAGTCCTGGCTCTTTATCCAGAAGAACTGAACCCTGGCCTGACGGATCCGGACGAATGTCCAGAACCACCAGATGTTCCACACACGGTTTTGGGCGACGTATGGGTTTGCGGTAAGCACCGACTCCTGTGCGGAGACTCAACTTCGATTGATGATGTGACAAAGCTGATGGACGGCAAACTTGCAGATCAGTTAATTACTGACCCGCCGTATAACGTTGCGTATGAGGGTAAAACCAAAGACGCGATGAAGATTAAAAACGACAGCATGTCGAACGATACATTCCGTCAGTTCCTGCGCGATGCGTTTGTGGCTGCCGATACCGCGATGAAACAGGGTGCCGTGTTTTATATTTGGCACGCCGATTCAGAAGGATATAATTTCCGTGGCGCGTGCTTTGATGCTGGATGGAAAGTTCGCCAGTGCCTGATCTGGAAAAAACAGACCATGGTCATGGGGCGCCAGGACTACCATTGGAAGCACGAACCATGTTTATATGGCTGGAAAGACGGCGCCGCGCATCTTTGGGCGACGGACAGGAAGCAGACTACCATCCTCGAATTTGACCGGCCACAGCGCAACGGCGAGCACCCGACCATGAAACCTGTGGCGCTGTTTGAGTACCAAATGCTCAACAACACCAAGGGCAGCGATATTGTGCTGGATTTGTTTGGCGGGTCTGGTACCACGATGATCGCGGCTGAAAAGAACGGGCGGATCGGTTACCTCTGTGAATTGGATCCGAAATATTGCGACGTCATCGTCAAGCGCTGGCAGTCATTCACCGGTCTCAAAGCAACGCACGCTGAAACCGGCGAGGAGTTCCCAGGATGAACGGCGTTTGCACCAGGTGGGGAATTGTCTACTTACACGATCAAATGCCGATCGATGGCAACTTATATGTGCACAAGACCAAGGCGACAAAGCGCTGGGCCAATATGCAGGACAAAGAAAAGTTCGGCGTGGTTGAGTTGGCTGTAATGCCAGTTCAAATAGCGCATAGAATTTTGGAGGCGATCCCATCATGAGTCTGACGCCAAAGCAGGAAAAGTTCTGCCAGTTGATTATCCAAGGCAAGAACCAGACGGACGCGTATCGCGGTGCTTACGACGCCAAAAATATGGCGCCGGCCACGATCAACAACAAAGCCTATGTCACCATCAATCGGGATGATATAAAGGCGAGAATTGAAGAACTCCGCATTCCCATTGTCAAAAAAGTAAAGCTAACCCTCGAAAAGCACCTTGAGGACTTGCAAGCGCTTAGAAATATGGCAACGAAAAAGGAACAGTTCTCCGCGGCGATAACGGCCGAGGTTGCCAGGGGCAAGGCGTCCGGGCTCTATATAGAGAAGGTGCAGGACGTCACGCCAGGCGCGGTACCGCGGCGCACGTTGGCTGATTTCTACCGGAAGGCTGCACCAGCGCCGGCAGCACCAGCACCAGCACCGGCCAAGCCTGGTAAAAAGAAAAATGTCTGAATCCGCGATCGCCGACCCAGACGAAGCAACGCTGAACCCAGCGCTGTCATCGTTTTGGCTGGCTCCGGCCAGGAACAGGGTTCTATATGGCGGCCGGTTGTCGAGTAAGAGTTGGGACGCAGCCGGGGTCGCGATCGCGCTGGCAAATGAAATGACTATTCGGGTGATGTGTACCCGACAATTTCAAAATCGCATAGATGAGTCAGTGTATGCGTTGCTGAAGGTGCAGATTGAGCGTTTTGGTCTGAAAAGCCGGTTCAATATCATGCAAAACAAAATTACCTGCCCAGAAACAGGCAGCGAGTTCCTGTTTTATGGGCGAAGCCGCAACATCGCTGAGATTAAAGGTACCGAGTCGGTTGATATTCACTGGGCCGAAGAGTGCGAACTGATGACGCTCGAGGAATGGCGCTTCATCGACCCGACGCTCCGCGGCGAGGCTTCCCAGCACTGGTTGATTTTTAACCCCAAGCTGGTGACAGACTACGTTTACCGCCGGTTTGTGACCAACCCGCCGGCCGATACCATCGTCCGGAAGATCAACTACGACGAGAATCCGTTCCTTTCCAGTACCGCTTTAAAGCTGGTCGAATCGGCCAAGTTGGAAGATTACGACGAATATCTGCACGTTTATGAGGGCCAGCCACTCATGGACGACGACACAGTCATCATCAAGCGCAGCTGGATAGTCGCATCGATCGATGCGCACATCAAACTGGGGTTTAAGCCTTCCGGACGTAAAATGCTCGGCTTCGATATAGCAGACGGCGGGCCGGACAAATGCGCGACGATGTTTGCGCACGGAAGCGTGGTGACTTACGCGCACATGTGGAAGGCCAGCGAGGACGAATTGCTGCAGTCTTGCACAACAGCCTGGAATGAGGCGCGCGAGTTGGGATCTGAAATAACCTACGATTCAATCGGTGTTGGCGCGTCGGCCGGGGCGAAGTTCGGCGAGCTCAACGAAAAGATAGACGATCGCCGGACCCGTGTTCGGTATCAGAAGTTCAATGCCGGCGGTGCGGTTTTCAAGCCAGACACAAAGTACACCGAGCACGTTTTGAACAAGGATATGTTCAGCAACATCAAGGCGCAGGCCTGGTGGATACTGGCGGACCGTTTTAAAAATACGTTCAATGCGGTTACAAAAGGGCACGAGTACGATCCAGATGATATGATCAGTCTCGATGCCGGCCTTCCACATATACAAATGCTGATCGACGAGTTGTCCACGCCAAAGCGCGAGTTCAACAAGAATGGCCAGGTCAAGGTGGAAAGCAAGGAAGATTTGAAAAAACGCGATGTGCCCAGCCCGAACTTGGCGGACGCACTGGTGATGTGCTTTGCACCGATCCAGCGGAAGATGGAAGTTTCAGCTGATGTGGTTCTCGCTCTGGCGCATGGCAGGCCGGCGATGGCTGCCGGGTCCAAGGAAGAACCCAAGCCAGGCATAACAGTGAAATCCAGCATCGTGGAAAGCTTTAAGAATATGGGACGTACTCGTTAATTCTCCTTGGTGTAAAAACCATTTCCGCCTCTGTTGGCGGTTTTTTATTCTCAGACTGGAGGTGATCGTGTCTAATGCAGGTCCGATCAACCCCCAGCCTACACCAAGGCCAGTTCCGCTGACTCCGGATGAGATTCGGCGCCGGCTTGGCTGGGGATTTCGCAATATAAAGTGACACTGGGCCATCAAGCCTGCCGATTCTAAGAGTCGATAGCCTTGAGGGTGACAGCCGATTGAAGCATCTTGTGCCGGGAAAACCGGCGTTGCAGGTCTGCGACATTACAAGCAAAGCCCAGTCGCCGCCGCATCACCCCGGACGTTTGCATTTGACGCGGTCCGGTTACGGATTCCCTCTTCAACATTTAAAGGAAATATCATGAGCATGCTGGCTATCTGGTTAATCATAAGCGCACTGGTATCAGTCGCATTTGGCGCGTTCTGCCGCACGGGAGATAAATAATGGCTGGTGAAAAGGGCAGTAGCTACGCGAACTCATTGTTGGCTTGCGTAATGAACGGCACAACCATGACTGGCGTGATGCAGAATGCAACAGCGTCTCCCCTGACCGTATTCTATCTAGCGCTGCACACGGCAGATCCTACTGCTGGCGGGTCGCAGACATCCAGCGAGGTGACCACTGGTTCCTACACCGGATATGCACGGGTGTCGGTCAACCGAAGCACTGGCGCTGGTGGCTTAACCGTTTCAGGTAATTCCGTCACACTGGGATCGCTGACTAGCTTCCCGG